TAGTAGCCATCTTACTTTTTACACTTTCGCTCCAACAGGCGCTTGGCTCGCTCTGTCAATTCATCGTTTGACAATTCAAGTTTAGTTGTGACCTCGCCTTCAAGTTGGAGGCGGGCAATATGGCCGTAGTCTTTCGGGAAATGTTTTTCAAGTAGCCAGGCGTCCGCTTTCCAATCGCCAGGCTTGCCAGATGTTTTACCTTTGGCGTCAGTTTTTAAAGTGCCCTGTCCGGCGCGTGCGATGTTAGATAGATGACGCGCCTTCATATTCGCCCTTGCTGACCCTGCGCGAACGTTGAAATCTTTATCAGTTTTCAACCAATAATAATAAGTTCCCTTGTCAATCTCACACAACGCACACGCTTCCTCAATGTCCATTCCAAGCCGTAAAAAGTCAAGGAGTTTTTCGGCTCGTTCGGGTGTGAACTTATATTTTGGCATTACGCCGCGACGTGGCATACTCCGATAATTGCACAATTTTTGTGCAGTTGTCAAGTTTTTTTCAAGTTACGCTGATTTTCCTGAATGCCCTATTTTCCGTAAAATCTCCCCCGCAACTTCTTCGATTTTAACACATCGGAAGTTGTATTGCTCTCCCGAAAAATACGTACCTATATAGGTTTTTTATAAATAAACAAGTAAAATCAATAACTTAACTTATACATACTATAAAACTACTATTTAAATAAACGTTCTATTATACAGTTAATCTATTACTCAATTATTATAGCTATACCGTTATACTGATATATCGGGATAGCATGTTTTCACCCTCTAAAATTATTTTTCATTTTTATTCTGTTTATAAATCAAATAGTTATAAAATAGAATGTATTATACCATATAACTAATTTATGAAGGGGTATTGACTTTTTATATTTTATTATATATTTTTAACGGCTATGAACCGTTTATTGAACAATGAAGAGGCGGCGGAGATTTTAAACATATCCGCCAACACATTGAACGTCCTGCGTTCTAAGGGTCAAGGGCCGCGATACATTAAAGTGAGCGGCTCGATACGATATTATGAAAACGATATTGAGGAGTATATCCGCAATAACTCGATAGACCCGGCAACCCGCGAGACGCGTTCCAATGAAAACAGCTAATCAGATTTTAGATACAATCAAGTCGAAGCTGACCGGTATCAAGTCCTTGCGTCCTGATTCTTTTCAGGCTCAATGTCCGGCGCATAAAGACGACAAGGCTAGCCTAACGGTAAGCATCGGCAAATATAACGACCGGGTGATACTGCATTGTCACGCCGGTTGTGATTATGAATCGATCCTCGATAGCCTTGACTTAAAGCCCGTTGACTTGTATATCAGCAAGGATAAAAAGCAAATCCAAGCTCTATATGACTATTTAGGCCATGACGGGGAATTGAAGCACCAGACGGTTAGATTTTCAGATAAGACATTTAGCCAGCGCCGCCCCAATAAGAAGGGCGACTGGGTTTGGAGTCTTCAGGGAATCACGCCGGTGCTTTACCGGTTGCCTGAACTGCTGGCAATGCCTGATAAGATAGTTTTAGCGGTTGAAGGCGAAAAAGATGCCGACCGTTTAGCGGGAATGGGCTTTCTGGCGACCACAAACGCGATGGGCGCTGGCAAATGGCGTCCCCAGTATACTGAGACCCTGAGAGGCCGAAAAGTCGCTCTAATCGCAGATAACGATGAAGCAGGGCATAAACACGTTGAAACAGTAGCTCAATCGCTCCTGGGTAAAGCCGCAAGCGTCAAGGTTATAAAGCTGCCGGACTTGCCGGAAAAGGGCGACGTGAGCGACTGGTTAGATAACGGCGGGACGGGCGAGGCGCTAATGGCTATTATTGAGCAAACGCCGGAACATGTCCCCAAGCCGAAAAACCTATCGCCAGAGGCAAGGATAGTCGAGGCGACACTTGCCGGGACGCCCGATGCTGCATTCTCGATTGTGCCGATACTTGCACGGATGGACGCCAGCGCCTGCGGGATAGCAAAGGCGCAACTTAAAGACGCCTGCCCGAAGCTATCCATGCGCGACCTGTCGAAAGCGATAACCGAGGAGCAAAAGCGCATAGCTGAAAGTCAACCCGCCAGGCCGCCGCAACGAAGCAAAGGCCCGAAAGCTCCGCCCGCCACGTTGCAGGACGTGATTGAATCCTTCCGCAAGTATCTATTTTTTACAGACGACTCGGCAATAAAAATATCACTGGCAACAGTAGTCGCTAATTTTATGAAAGGTGATCCAGTGTGGCTTATGGTGGTTGCCCCGCCATCAGTTGGAAAAACAGAGATAGTTGAACCGCTTGGCGGGCTATGGGAGGCGCACGTTGTCTCGACAATTACCGAAGCCGGACTATTACCGGCAACATCGGCAAAGGATAGAGCCAAGAACGCTAATGATGGCCTGCTCCGGGAGATGGGCGAGTTTGGCATTTTGATCTTAAAGGATTTCGGTTCGATTCTATCAATGAACATGGAAAGCCGCGCCCCGATGCTTGCAGCGCTTCGGGAGATTTACGATGGGCATTGGTCGAGGATAGTCGGGACGGATGGCGGACGCAAAATCGAATGGAGTGGTAAGGTTGGAATAATCGCCGCGACCACCGATGCAATAGACAAACATCACGGCGTTATGGCTACACTGGGAGAGCGGTTTGTTTTATATCGAATCAGCACGCGGGAAGAAGAAGAGCGCACCGACTTTGCGTTACAGAGCATCGGCAATGAAGCCAAGCACCGGGAAGATACTCAAAAGAAAATCAGGGGCTTGATAGATAATTTAGACATAAAGGATCATGGCGTTAAACTGACTGCTGAAGAGCGCAAGCGCATAAATGCTTTGGCTCGATTTACCGCCCACTGTCGCAGCCCGTCCGGGCGTGATACGCGCACTCACGAGATGTTAGTCCATCTGGAATCGGAAGGCCCGACCCGACTGGCTAAGGTTTTCGCATTACTTTATACAGCGATGCTTATACTTGATATTCCTAACACAGAGGCTTGGACGTTGATACAGCGTATAGCCAACAACAGTATGCCGAAGATACGCTTTGCCTGTATTTTAACAATTATGAAAGCTGAAAAAGACCTTGCCGGGTTTGCTTCGTTATCAACCCGTGAAATAGCAACAGCCATAACATTACCGACCTCGACCGTCGAGCGTGCGTTGTATGACCTTGTATCCCATAATGTCTTAACCCGAACTAAAAAAGCCGACACCGGCAACGCGCCCAACTTTTGGGAACTGAGCGAGTGGGCGCAAAAGACTTTAAAGGAGTGTACGTGAAAAGCAAGATATTTATTAAGGGACAATCTGTCGGGATTTTCCGTTTAAATAAATATGAAGGATGTTTTATTTCACCGTTAGGACATGAATCTAAATGCTGGGATGTTACATGCGGTTGTTGTGATATAGATTGGTGGATAAGTGAAAAGGAATTGTTAAGAGTAAAACATTTTTATACTTGCGACAAAGTAAATCTACTTGACACTCTTCCAGGATATTTTGAAAATAATAAATATCGAACAGAAGAAGGTTATATTTTATTACATAAGCCCGGATCGCTAGAAGTTAAGAATAACGGCTGGGGCTATGAACATCGAATAGTTATGGCAGAGCATCTTGGATATGCTATCGGCAATAAAGAGGTACATCATAAAAATGAAAGAAGGAACGACAACAGATTAGAGAACCTTCAAGTATTGACAAAAGCAAAACATGCCCAAATACATGAACAGATTTTTCAAAGAGCCTGAATTGATTGCACGGGAAAAAAGATTTCAATGAACGAACTATCATTATTTACAGGGGCCGGTGGCGGGATACTTGGAAGCCTTTTATTAGGATGGAGGACAATCGGTTATGTCGAAATTGAAGACTACTGCCAACGAGTGCTCAGACAGCGGATTGATGACGGCATCCTGCACGACGCCCCCATCTTCGGCGATATCCGAGCATTCATCAGTGAAGGGTACGCCGAAGCATATTCGGGAATGGTTGACGTTGTTACGGGGGGATTCCCCTGCCAGCCCTTCTCAGTTGCGGGAAAACAACTGGGAGAGTCTGATAGCAGGAATATGTGGCCTGCCACCATTGAGGCCATTCGCCGAGTTAAGCCCCGATGGTGCTTGCTGGAGAACGTACCAGGGTTGCTTGCGGCTAGGGACGGGGCCGGACGGCCCTATTTTGGACGAATACTCGGAGACCTGGCCGAGAGCGGGTATGATGTTAGGTGGAAAGTTATATCGGCGGGAGAGTTGGGAGCGCCGCATCGGAGAGATAGGATTTGGATGCTTGCTACCAACTCCAATGTCGAACGATGGAATGCTGAGATCAATCAAGAGGCCTTACGAAATTACTTCAGGGGGAGCTTACAAAATCCGTGGAAAGAAATCGCAGATTCGAGGAACGGCAACGTTAAAAGATTGCTTTTGGATTGTTTTCAACAAGCCTCTTCATCCGGGTTTATCGGAATGGATGATGGGCTTCCCAGCGAATTGGATGAATATTTCTCAGCCATTGGGAACGGACAAGTTCCGGCAGTGGTTAGAGCAGCATGGGAGTTATTGAATCATGCCTAAGCGCAAACCCAAGCTAATCCTCGAAACGCGCAAGCTCGCCGACCTCAAGCCCGCGCCGTACAACTGATTTTAAGCGCCGATCCCCAAAAAAAACGTTAAACTTTTTGGCTCTGAAAAGTTGCAACTTTTTTACCACTTGACAATCCTGAAATCTGTGCTACTCTTGTAATTGCATATAGCTACCTTCCTGATAAAGCGAAAGGCCCGCCGATCCCTCCTCAAGGTTCAAGCAAAAACGGCGGGTTTTTTGCGTTGAAAAAGCTCCATTATAGCTTATTATAATAGATAAATTACAAAATGTCCTGTAAGTTATTGATTTATAAAGGGAATTTATTTTGCATTTTTTTAAAGAAAAATCGCCCTACCCTATTGACATCCCGTTATAATATGTTATAATGGATAGCAATGATCGAGAAAAACAAAAATCAGGAAGGAGTTAAGAAGATGGAAGAAAAATTAGAAAAGGAATTAGCGGCATTAGCAGAATTTAGAGCCTTATCAAATCGAGAAATTCATCCTGAAGGGGAATTTGACAAGGCTGGCCGGTGGTATCCTTCAGACTACGAACGTTGCGATTGTTGCGATTCCATTCGCGCGCCATCGAGGGCGTATCCATATAGCTATATGGTTCATTGTCGCACATTAAAGCATGTTTGTTGCAAATATGGCGTCGACGAGCGAACTGTACGAAATTTAGCTAAAGGTCAAATCGCCAGACAACAGCGAGAGCAAAAAGAAGCGAGCTTGTAATAACATTATTTAAAAATCAGGAAGGAGCTAGGAAGATGAACGGATTTGAAATTAAAGAATATCGAGAAGCACTTGAGGATATTTTTCAGAAGGAAACTCCAGAGGAAATATCTGAACGCAAGCGCAAGGCTCGCAACGCCCGCGCTCGCCGCAATCGTCGGGAACGTGAATCCTGCCTCAGAGACTTGGGCTTGACCAAAGTGCGCGGATCGCTCGGCGGGACTTACTGGGAATAAGGAAGGAGCGAGACGATGATACAAACAATATTACGATATATCCGGCAGGGTGGATGGTTAAGCAGGTGCGATTTACGCGGGAGCGATTTACGCAGGTGCAATTTACGCGGGAGCAATTTAAGCGGGAGCGATTTAAGCGGGAGCAATTTACGCGGGAGCGATTTAAGCAGGAGCGATTTAAGCGAGAGCAATTTACGCGGGAGCGATTTAAGCGGTAGCGATTTAAGCGGTAGCAATTTAAGCGGGAGCGATTTAAGCAGGAGCGATTTAAGCGAGAGCAATTTACGCGGGAGCGATTTACGCGAGAGCAATTTACGCGGGAGCGATTTACGCAGGACATGCTTAGATTCTGGCTTAAGCGATTTTTCTGCCTTTAAACATCTACCCGATGGCCGTCTAATTGGATACCGTACCCGAAATTCAGAAATAATGAATCCATCATTTATATACACTCCCGGCATTCATAGAGCGCCTGTATTTTCACTGGACATTTACAGTTCCTGCCACCCAGGTTTGTATTTTAAGCCTGAAAAAGTCGCAGGCGATATAACTGTACTTGTAGACTGTGCAAAGGGCGCTATTTGTGTCGGCGGGAAATATCGTTGCGCCGAGTTCGAGGTTATGCCGAATGATTGGAAAGAAGGAAAATAAAATCATGGCATCCTTCAAAAACTGGACAGACGACAACGGCCTGAACATCCTGCTCTTATGGCAGGATGACAAGGGCCGGATTATAGCATGGGCCGACAAGCCACGCCATTGGTTCGCACCGCAGAAGATTGTCTTGCCGAAGGACGTAAAACCAACGCCAGAGGAAATGGAGGCTTACAAAGAATTATGAATGAAATAATCTGTTTACGTTGTGGCGAGAAATTTCTAGTGGATATAAACGGTGGAACTTGCCCGTATTGTGAATGTGAGTATACAGTGGACGTGCGCTTTTGGGATACTGATGGATCGGAGATAATAAAATGAACTGCCTTAAACAAATCCGTGAATCCAAGAACCTCTCGCAATCCCAGCTTGCCGAAATGACGGGTATTAAGGTGCCGAATATCAGCGCTTACGAAAATGGGCGCCTGAGAATGCGAGAGGACACTATCCGCCGCTTTGCCGAGGCGCTCGGCGTCAGACCGGGTGAGATACTGGGAGATAAGAAATGATGGAAAAAGAAATAATGGAATTTAGTTGGCGTGGTAAGCCGATAAAAGACATTCACAAATGGGCACGCAAACACAAAACTGATATGATCGTATATCAGCACACGATAATTGAAACGAGTTTTTTGGGGCATTATCCCACCATTACGAATTATGAAGGCGAAATGCCTGAATTGTTTTGGGATAGCTTAACCATTCATCAAACCATTTACATCCAACACCTTTATCAATTTGTTCGGAGGTATAAGCCATGAGAGTAGTAAAATCAAAAATGATTGACTACAAACCCGAAAAGCTACGCTTTCAAAAGCGCCCTCTCCGCTGGCGATTATTCAGGATAGCCAGGTGCTCGAATTGCGGGAATTATCAATTCTACTGGTCGCGCAATCCGTACAGATATTGCCGGAATTGCGCCGGTGAGCGCGATTGGACATTTATTGTTATTTGCACACTAATTGTAATAGTAACATGGATCGGATTGTTTGTTTTGGCGGGGAGAGTATGATGAGTAAAATTATAAATGTAGCAGATGGTTTAATATGTCCTTATTGTGGACATTTAAAAAGCACTATAATGAGTGCAAAACAAAAACGACGAAATACTATAATTTTTCGCCGTCGAAAATGCTTTAATTGTAATAAAAAATTTACTACCCATGAATTGGTAATAAAAAGCAAATGACACCTTTACTCCCCCACCAGCGCCGCTGCATCGAGGCGGCAACTAAATCACCGCTGGGCCTCTTCCTTGAAATGGGCCTCGGCAAAACGCGCATAGCGCTTGAGCTTATGCCTGACTACCCCTCGCTTTCGATAGTGGTTTGCCCGATAAGCGTTAAGCACACGTGGGAATCAGAGGCGCAGTTATGGCGGATGGATATAGTAGTAAAATCTACAATTGGCTTAAACGCTTCTAAGCGTCAAAAAGTCAGGGCGCAAGTTCTATTCTGGAAAAATGAAAATCCGACTATCTTATTGATAAATTATGAGCAGGCTGCCGAAACTGTTAAGTGGCTCAAGTCGAATCAAATTAGACCAAAAATAGCTGTAGCCGATGAATCTACTTATATCAAAAACCACAAGGCCAAGCGCTCAAAGGCCATGCACGCTCTAGCTTTAATATCAGTTCGTTGCTATGCCTTGACCGGAACGCCAGTTTTGCAAGGGCCGCTCGACCTTTACAGCCAATTAGAATTTGTTAATAATTTAATACTGCCTGAGAATTATTATGCCTTTCGTTCACGTTATGCCATCATGGGCGGCTTTGAACGTAAGCAGGTAGTTGGATATAAAAACCTCGACCATCTAACCAAGCGCATAAAAGACTGGACAATTTCAATAAAAAAAGAGGATGTTGCGCTCGACTTGCCGCCAAAAATCTATGTCGAGCGCTGCGTTAACTTATCTCCGAAAGAACGTAAAAATTACGATACAATCAAAAAAGAGGCTATCTTGAGCCTGCCCAAAGGCGAGTTTGTACCGCTGGTAAATGCACTATCGAAGCTTGCCAAGCTCATGCAGGCTTCAAGCGGTTTCAATTATATCCAAAACGGCTTTAAGCGCGATGTAATCGAATACGGCAAAACCAAGCGCCAAGCCGCCATCGAGTTGATAACCGAGGGCGATCTTGCCGGACAGCCTACGGTAATATGGAGCGTCTTTATCCACGAGCTTCAGGCCATGCACACCGAACTGGTCAAAGCTGGCGTCAATATAACTTCAGAAATTAACCACAAGACGCCCTCAGAGGCCGCTAGAGCATTCATAAATGGTCAGGCAGGGGTCTTACTCCTGAATCCAGCCTCAATGAGCCACGGTGTTAATCTGCAACGAGCAACGGCGGAGATATTTCTAAGCAATAATTTTAAATATGGTGATCGGGAACAAGCTGAAGCGCGGTGTCACCGTATCGGGCAACAGTATCCGGTAACTATAGTTGACATAATCTCTCAGGATACGATAGATCGAAAAATCTTGAGGGTATTGTCAAAAAAAGCCGAACTTGCAGACGTAGTAACGTCAGAGCTTGGCGTAAAAATTCAACGTTAGGAAGGAGACTATATGGCAAAAGTAACGACACTCAAGGATGTGGCGCAGCGCCTTGTAGAGATCAAAAAGGCAAGAGACGAACTGAAAAAGCAGGAAGCGGACTTAGTTCAAGAAAACAAGGCGCTTATAGCAGAGGCGCTGGCTATGATGGATATATCCGGCGTGGATTCGTTTACGGTGGATGACACCGCCAAGATAACCCGCCAGGCCAATGTGCGCGGCAACATCGAAAGTGCTGGTCAGTTTTTTGAATTTCTGAGCCAGCGAAAAGACGAATCGCTAGGAATGCTTCAGATTGATCCAACGATAATTCCACCGTCATTTAAAAAGAAAATCAAGGAACTTGAGCCGGGCCAAATTAAAATAGCAGTAGCTTGGAATCGTCTCGCCGCTTATTTGAAAGACGTCTGCGACCCACTTGATAAGGCGACATGGCCTCCCGGTGTCAAAGTTGATTTTTGGGAAGATGTAAGAGTATCGGTGAAATAATGAGTAAAGCAAAAACAATCCAAGTAATAAATTTATTGGTTGACAGACTTGAAGGTGCTCATATTGCTTATGGCAATTTCAGAGTTGAACGCAATGAATTAAAAAATCAAGTTAAAAAGTTAACCGATGAAAATAAAAAACTTGCAACAGAAAAAAGCATTCTTGAAATGAAATTGAAGGGAACAACACAATTAGCAAAAAATTTACTTTCAAAAGATAAAGATAAATTAGACTCTTTTGAAAGTAAATTGAGAAAATTAAAATGATCGAATGGATTTGCAATAAGTGTGGCTATATCTGGCAAGGATTTTATAAAATCTGTGAAACGCCGCGCTGTCCAAAATGCAGATCAGTTAAAGTAAAACCAAAATGAAAAGGAGTAAATGAATGGCAACAAAAAAGAAAGCAAACAACGGCAAAAGAAACGGAAATAATAAACCTAAATCAAAACCTCAAAACGGCTCAATAGCCAAGCGAGAAGATGCGCTACCCGCCATCTTCGGAAATGTCGAAGGCTTCCCGGCAGGGATGGAGAATGTAGATTCAAGCGATATTATTCTTCCACGCCTCGCCCTTGTGCAATCCATGTCACGCTGCGTCAATCCTGACGATGCCAGCGCCCCCAAGCCCGGTGAGTTTATCAACTCGCTATCGGTCGAGCGCTACAAACCGCCTGTGCGCCTAGTGCCGATATTCTACAACAAGGCGGCAATCCTATTTCCCGAAAAGATTAACGATCCGATAGAATGCCAATCGCGTAACGCTAAAGAGGGTACGGCTTTCGGCACTTGCGCCGAATGCGAGAATAACTGGGCAGACTGGTCAAGAGGCGAACCGCCGCGCTGTTCACAAATTCATGAGTTTGTTTGCGTATTTGCAGACGATGACCCTGAATCAGCGCTGCCGTTTATTGTCTCCATGATGCGCACTAGCGCCGGTGTCGGCAAAAAGTGGCTAAGCGCTGCCCGTTTTGCCGGAGTCAATGCGCCGCTATTCGGTGTAGTTTATGAACTGAGCCGGGACGTGAAAGAGAACGAGCACGGCAAGTTCTATGTTTATACTATAAGGCCCGCAGGCCGCGTTGACGATCCGCACGCTTACGTTCCACTCTATCAAATGGTGAGCGGTGCATATAAGCAAGACCGCGTGGTGACTGACTTCGAGGAAGCGCCGGACAGAATAACGGGAGACGATGCAACGGACTTTGACCCTAACAAACTGTAATCAGACAAGGAGTGGCGGCATTAGAAGCCGATACCGGGGGGTGACTTAACGTTGGCAACGACCCCATTATTACTTTTCCGTCGTTGCCCCCTTCGGTAAAAACAGAATGCTAGCTTACTGACCGGGTGCAATCCTCGGCGCTCCTTGAAAAATAGAAAGGAAAAAAGATGAAAAGAATTTGTCCATTTGTAAATCAAGAATGTTTTGGTGAAGCTTGTGAAATGTGGAACCATGATGGTTTTTGCAATATAAGTGTTGCTCTTGATTGGTTCATTGAGAATACCGATGTAGATTATGTCGGTATTCATGTCATTACAGGAATAGATCGCAAAGAAATTTATAATGATAAACAAAAAGAAAAAAAGGAAACCAAATGAGCGAAGCTAAATTTGTACACGAACTCCGAAAAAGTATCGAGCACTACGCCCGCGCCAACGGCGTCGGGCCTGCGCCAACATGGAAACTACGCGGTGATGCCATTTTGTCCAGTTTGCCGGATATTCTAGGTGTCTATTGGCATACAACGTTTTTTATGGAATGTAAAGTACGCGAAAAGCCCAAGCGCAAATTCGATCTAATGGTAGGCTTGACGCCATCGCAACGGGCAACGCTTCGAGCTATTACAGTGGCTGGTGGACATGCATTTCTTGCAGTAAGAATAGGCAATAACCTTGCGACGATAACAAACTTCAAGAAAATATGGAGGATTGAAAAGAAATTCCCGAATAAAATAATCAGTGAACCATATAAAATATTAATTGATTATAATACATTCAATCCATATTTTGAAATTATCCAGCGTAAACCTCACGGCTTGTGGGAAAACATCGGAAGGGTGATTTACGATGAGTAGTATAGAGTATATTCATAATATCAGGATACTTGCTGTCAAGAAGATGCTTGACGGTATTCAGGATCATGGCGTATTAAATCCTGAAAAAGATGAACAGTTTTTTGCCGTTGACGGAATGGAGGAGGCAGCCGATTCTTATAATTATTCCGCTGTGCTTGAACCTCAAAAGGTATTATGTAAATATAATCTATCTGTTGAGGATCGTGAGTTATTACTCAAAATGCTTGAAGATATAGCAGCAGCCTCGATACTGCTTGGCGTCCGGTGGTGTGAGTATGAGGCAGAATTAAAAAAATTAACGGAGGCAAATTGTGGAGGTGAATAATATGATAGAGGCAAGACGTGCAATGCTTTATTTCACAGCGAAAGAACTGAGTATTACAACGGCAGATAAATTGCACAATCTTATACCGCTGTGCAAAGATAAGTTGGAAGAGACGCCAGACAAAGACAGGCGAGATATGGTAGAACAAATAATGAAGGAGAGTAAGCAGAATAATGCGCCGATAACGGCGCAGGCGAAAGTTAAAGAGCCAAAATGAACCGCACTAAAATATCTATTTCAAACCTCGCAGGGTCGTTAGCAAACGAAAATACTCTTATTTGCGCGATTGAAAAGAAAACAGCAATGGCCGGACAATTGAGGTGAAAAATGAAAGGCTCTAAAATTATTTTAACAATGGGCATGATTGCTTCGATTGCAATTATATTGTCCTTTTTCTGTATTTTGCCGCCGTTGCCACCAGACACGATATGGCTATGGCTTGTCCTTGTATGTGCGTACGCCATTTGTGAGTCAATCGAATCGTTAAGCCGAGGTGAAAAATGATGGATGAAAAAGAAATGGTTGAACTTGAAAGTATTATGGAGCGCTGGCAGGGCAATATGTGGGAAATTAAAAAAGATATTAAATCTCTTATCCAAGCCCTCCGCGCCGAGCGTGCCGCGCTGGAGAGGGCAGTTAATTATATGGATAAAATGAATATCTCAATCGTTCAGAACGAATGTTACAGAATTGCTTTTGAGCATGACTTTCACGAAGATGATGAATGGATGCTTGCCAACCCTAAAATAAAACCAATACTGATTTTATCTTGGTTGGCTAAAATTGATTCAGAAGTTGGCGAGGCGGTCGAGGCGGTACGTAATGATGATATGAATAATTTAGCCGAAGAGCTTGCAGATATAGTTATCCGCGTTTTTGATACTGCAACATGCCTCGATATTTGTATGGAAACAGCTATAAAAAAGAAAATGGAAATTAACCGCAACCGTCCGGCCAAACATGGTAAAAAATGTTGAGGTAAAAAATGCTGACCGAAGAACAAATCAAGGCGATTGAGCGTCGCCTGAACCGCTGCAACATTCATCTTCCGACCGCGCCTAACAATATGGCGATGCAGCATGAGGAGGATGTTTCGTTGCTTATCCAAGCCCTCCGCGCTGAGCGTGCCGCATTGGAGAGGGCGGCGGAATATGCGGCAGCGGAAAGTCCATATAAACGTGCTACGATAGAGTATTATATCAACTATTTTAGGGAGGTGAAAAATGATGAAAGGAGTTGAAGGATGAAAAAGGAACAAGCTAAAGAAAAGTATTGCCCATTGCTTCTAATAGCGAACAGAGAGATACACGACAATGATGGAAGGAATGTGGGCTGGATGTGCAAGGCTAATGATTGTATGTGGTGGGTTGAACAAGGAATGGTAGAAAAAGAGAAAGTGGGCGATTGCGTGTTGAATCATGTAGCATGGATAATGAGTGGTTCGCCATGACTGACGACCAGATCAACCGCGCAATCCATGAGAAGATCGAGGGAAAGTGCACGCATGAGTGGAAAAAACATGTCCAGAATGGTTATGTTTATCGAATTTGTTTAAAGTGCAAAAAATATTCTCAAGTCTATGGCCTAGAAGATTTAGAACCATCAAAGCCTCCCGACTACCTTAACGATGATGCATATTGCTACCAGACGATGATTAATGCCAAAATGTCGGTAATGTGGTCTGTTATTGATAATGAATGGTCGGCGCAGATAACAGAATACAATCCTCGTTGCCAGATGTGCGGTCAGTGGAGTTTTAAATATTACAAGGCTGCAACACCTGAAGAAAAACCCAACCGCGCCATCCTGCTGGCGCTGCTCAAAAAGAAAGGAGTGGAAAATGACTGACGCCGAAATTAACCACGCAATACATGAAAAGGTCGAGGGATGTTGTGTGCATCGCAACTGTGAGACAATAATCGAGGTTAAATGGAATCTTGACGATTATAGTGATGTGTCGTCCTATTGTGTTGACTGTGAAGATTGGGCACGAACACATTTTAGGTTACACGAAGGCAATATATTTAATCATTACGATTCTTTTTTTATATCGGAAATCCCCGACTACCTCAACGATCCGGCGTATGTGCTGGAGACGATAAAGAAATATAAAATTTCGATTCATTATGATGAGAAACAAAAGTGGATAGCTATGTTTAGTTGGATTAGCAAAACAAAAACTAAATATTATATAGGAATAGAAGATAGCAAGTGCCTTAATTGGGTGTCAGTGCAAGACGAATCCCTCAACCGCGCCATCCTGCTGGCGCTGCTCAAAAAGAAAGGAGTGGAAAGATGAGTGAAGGCGGATTAAAAATGAAATATTTCGTATTGAAACCAGAGGGCAATGATGAGTATGCTAAAGCCTCCCGGAAGGCTATGTTTGTTTACGCATCATCAATACAATTATTTAATCCTGAGTTAGCAGATGATTTATTTAAATGGCACGATAAGTGTAAGCAGGAGGCCGAGAATGAGTGAAAAGGTGATATATGAGTGGGAATACAACGGCTTTAAATTACGGGCAACTAATGAAGATGGCGTGGCAGCTGTTTATCGAGATGGTGGAATTTATATGACTGGCCCACTAGCGATTGAAATAATCAGCCTCGCCGAGGAAAACAAAAAGCTGAGGGCGGAACTGGCGCGGCTACGGAAGGAAGGAGTGCAAGGATGAGATATTTAGGAATGCTTTTTTTGGTATTGTTTTTTGGAATTATGGCTGTAGGATGGAATACTGAGTACAAAGCCCATCAAGCCACCAAAGTAAAATTGGAAAAAGTGCTACATCAGTCGGAAGCTTGCGCGGAGACGTTGCGATATTGCCAATTCCGTTACGAGGCTCAAAGGGAATTGAATAGAGCGATAATAAAGGCGATCAAAGGAGACCGACGATGAAAAGGAAGGAGTGGTGTGATGAATAAACCAAAAATATATTTAACAGCAATTCCTGGCGGTATAGGAGATGGCGATTATATCGGACAGGCATTGGCTGAAGACGGAACAGGAATTTGCAGACATCTTTCGTCATCGTTGGAATTTGCTAAACACGATATGGGGCTGACGTCAGACTGGAAACATGAGCATTATAAAAAGTATTATCCAGACGGATATGAACTGGAATGGGTAGATAAGCCCGCCGAGCATGAAGGATGGCAGGCCGCATTAAAATTAAACAAAGCAAAACAGGAGGCCAACAGTGAGTGAAAAGGTGATATATGAGTGGGAATACAACGGCATTAAATTACGGGCAACTAATGAAAATAACGTGGCAACTATTTATCGAGAGGGTGGAATTTATATGACTGGCCCACTAGCGATTGAAATAATCAGCCTCGCCGAGGAAAACAAAAAGCTGAGGGCGGAACTGGCGCGGCTCAAAAAGGAAGGAGTGGAAGGATGATTACAATACAAATAAGCGCTTTGATTATATTTGCTACGCACATTTTTATAGTTGGGGCGCTCGTAGGATGGGCCGTAACTGAGGAGAACTAACGATGAAGGATGAAAAGGTGATACATGAGTGGAAGGGTGAGTATGGACATACTTATCAATTAAAACAAAACGAGCATGGTGTTTTTACGCACTGGAAAAAAGATTTTACACAATATCCTTTTTCACCAATCGAAAAAGAACCACATGGGCAAATGATCTATATCGAACTCGGCCGCCTCGCAGAGGAAAACAAAAAGCTGAGGGCGGTGAGTAAATTAGCAAAGGTATTTTTGCATAAATGGGATTTTCTTGGAAATGAGCGTACCGATCTTGAATGTGCATTGGCAGGTGCCCTCGAAGCGCTGGAGGAATAATAAAACGATCCCTGCGCCGCATACTACGCAGGGATCGAGAGTCTAGAAAAGTGGCGGTAAGAAAGCAGTGGAAAGAACCCGCCAGTATGCGCTCAGTTAATCTTCAAGAGCATCTAGGCCTTCTTTAACGCCAGTTGTTATATCCTCAAAAAGTTTTTTTTCATCCTTCGTCATTGGAACGAACTTGAAGGCGATGATTGCTAGCCGTAAAAGAATCCTCAACCAACGTAAAATTTTCTTTTTGTCTATTTTGGCCGTCAATTCATCAATCCTATCGAGTATCATTTCGGCTTGTGTTTTAGCAGGTTCCGGTGGTGTCGGGTCAATATCAAGAGCCATTGTTAGATTCCTTTCCTTTGTCGGCTATTCCCTGCCCAATGTTAAAGAACGAAACTATCAGGCCGGAAATCACAAGCCCTGCTTCGATAAGCGTCTGTTGTGATTCAGGCGTTAGGTCTAGTCCTTTTGATGCAAGGAATACAGCCAACCAGTTGACTACCAATCCGATAATAGTAGTCGTTAATTTTTTTCGTAATTTTAATTTCATTTATACCTCCTATTTTTTACGTCCTTGTCCCTTACCACGTCCTCCACCTTGTCCATGTCCTGGGCCGCTTCCGGCACAACTTCCAGAATTGCGATTTATTTTTTGTCCTCCTACCATCCCACGTCCTTGCCCGCGTCCGTCTTGTGGGCGTGGTTGACCTCTTGGGTTCTTTGCCATAAATTCACCGCCTTTCTTTTTTTAACTTTCTTAATTTCCTGTCCACCGTGTAGAACCGTGACCGTAGCCACAATCAATATGAACAAATTTTGAGCGTCCATAATATCCAAGCCGATAGGGACGGCCTGGAAACGATTTGTCAACGATGGCGCACATTTTATAAAAGTCGCCATAACTGAAATATTTATAGCCGCCTACTGGCTTAACGTCTGCTGCTTGGCCAGTAACATGACGGCTCGTATCGCTCGATCCTATCCGGCGGTTGTATGATAATGTCCTATGTCCGCTAATTATAATAATTCCAAGATCAAGCCACACACCTGTGTTTTTAGCAATATAGAAATTCATAAAGCCGCGCAAGCGCTCAAGAAATTCTACTGTATCCTTGATCGTTTCGGGAAAATTATCAGGCAATGGCGACCCGTCATGGCACCTAAACTCAGTTGAATTAAAATGTTCGCTTAAATCACCCATCTCCATTGACTCCTTTCTTGATAACCTTAATATCACCTGCCATGTCCATTAAAATATCGTTCTGTTTGTCTAACTTATCGAATAATGCCGAAAATTTCTTATCAGCTTCTGTATGTATGATTTTGCACGTTTCTTTTTCGACTTTAGTTGCTTTATTTTCTTTAACACGCTCTGTTAAATTACGCCATACCAATCCGATAAGTAAAATTACCGTAGCACCTGTTATGATTGAGCTAATTATTGATTCCATTACATTTTCCTTAGTAATACTTTAACAAAAATTCAAATCCGTAAGCATCATAATCGCCGTGAAATTCCCAGTGATCCATGAGAATATCGCCGCTTGTTATTGTATCACTGGCATTTTGAGTGTACATGATAATCTGTAATTGCGTTATGTCGTTGGGGTCTGGCGTTCCTACGGATGTCCAGCCTGACAGAAAATCATCTCCAAACCGTTCCCATATATCAGCCGTTAAATCTGCTTTAGTGTACGATTTGTAATAATAGTTACCACTCGATGTATTGAGGCGAATCCGTAAACATTCGCCGGATGTTTTCATCACATTATAAGCAGCTGTTTTGAATTTCAACCAACAGCCTGCATTCTTGCCGTCAGGATCGGCGCTTGTAATTGATTTAGTATATCCAAATTGTAATGCGGTAGTGCCGTTTTTTCCTAAATCGAGTGATGACCCGCCGAAAACGAAATCAGTATTATTTACAACCTCTGCCGTCGCCCTGGCGTCCTCTGTCCAATCCGCTGTATCACATGGATCGAGAATTGTCGGATACTTGTTATACCACGTATCTGATATTTTTTCGCCAGGCGTTCCCGGCGTTGTCGGATCGTCAACTTGTCCCCACGCCTCCCAGCGATTCTCTTCGTCTTCGAGCAATGCAAACCAAAAATCAGTATCGGTAATATCAACGTAACTGCTATCTGAATTTTTTTGCTTCCACGCAAGGCCATCGGCATAAGGATTAGTTGCAAGCCCCTGAACACTCCATTGATTTGAGTATTTTTCTGCAATCAAATATGAAGCAATATCATAATAATCATCAGCAATCCAAGCACCATCTCGATATAAAACTAATTTACCATCAACATATTTATTATATGGTGAACCTAATGAATAATATCGCTCTGGCCATGTTAAATCAAAAGTTTCAAGTATTATTGCATACAAAGTATTTGCTGTAAGTGTGGTTGTAAATTTATAAAATAATGTTGTTTGTATATTAGGCGGTATATCTACAGTGCCAGATGCATGAACAGTATTAGGCAATCCACCGCTAGTAGTATAAATTTTATAATTTAATGTTTGAGCTATTCCAGTTGTAACAAGATAACCTTTAAGTGCAATCGTTGGATTTATAATATCCCTGCTATCTTTAAACATCTGCCCACATTTAGCATCATTTGGGAAACCAGGCGGCTGCCTTCCACCGGTTTGACGTAAATTAGATTGGTCGGTATTAAAATTAACAATATCATCGCTGGCGTATGCTTCACATAATTTCCAGCAATAAGACGTTGCACCGGTTAATGTTGGCGGTGACGAAAAAGTATATATTTTTTTACCTTCACCAAAACTTGATAAATTTATAATATCAGAAGTGGCGAGCACTCCACCTGTAGGATGACCACTGCCATCAGCCGCATATATTTCAACATACGTGGCAAAATTTAACGTCCTTTTAGTATTCCATTTTAAATAAACAGCTATTCCGTCAACTTGCGTTGTAGACGGTATTTGAAAACTCTGCCCGAATGCTTTTATATCATTATCACTTTCAGTAAAATCAATGAAATTGTCTGGATAATCAAACGGTTTGAAGAATTCCTCAGAAAATGGCAAATCAATTACAAATGCGTATTCCTTATCTTGTTCTACTTCAATTCTGGACGCAGCCGGAAATAAAAATGTATACGTTCCACTTGAAGCTGCATAAGGAATCAATGTCGGCTGGCTTATGCAAAGCGGATCACCAGTCGGTAAGCTGTTAGAATCGGTATCATATATTGATACTGTTATATAAGTATCATTATCGAGCGAATGTTTCAATTCAAAATCAACTGAATAGGGTACAGCTTCATCCAATCCTAAAGCCCAAGACATTGAACCATATTCAACTGTAGATGCAAATTTAATCCACTTATTACCGACGATTGGCGAATGTTCTGCCAATTGCTCAAGGATAGGTTTAGTATATTTTCTGCATTGTACAGTTAATGAATGTCGTTTGCTTACATCAAAATCATGAGTAAGACCCATCACAATATATTTTTCATTGAGATTTAACAGTGTATTAGTATATTGAATAACCGTTCCAATTTCGAGAGCGAAAATTTCAGGATATAATTCATCAAGTGTAAATTCAAGTTTAAATCCAGGAAATGAAAAATTGTTTAAAATATATCTCGCTACGAAAGTCGCATATAAGCCGCTTGGCGTTAATTCATTATCTACCTCAAGTTCTTTCAAGCCATATTTATCTTGACTTTCTTGATCTTCTTCTGTATACCACATACTGTTATAATCAACTTTTATACGATTTAATACCGAAGCAATATCCCAGCCGAATCTAGGTCTTCCTGAATTTATTTCATTAAAATACCATTCAGGGGCTTTGCCTGATAGCCATTGATTTGATTTGAAAACATAATTACCATTGCCGTCAATAAAATGATGATGCTGGCCAGCTTCAACAATTTTATTAAGACATTCAATTGCTTTTTCATTATTCCAAGTCACAGGCGCAAGTAAAACTTGACTTGTATCGTCAATATCCCAATCAACTTCATCAAGACCCATTGCCGTTAAAACGTTTATTATTGTATCGCTTGCTATTTGTGCTGGAACTGAACCAAGAGAAATTTCAGTCTCTTTGAATTGATAAAATTCATCTTCAAGATAAACAGTTACAACTTGCATTCCTATTTTTGGAGACGGAGTGATCTTTTTTATAAATCCAGTGAACAGCGGGCCTCCATATTCTTCGTAAAAACCAAAAACCTGTATCTCGGCCATAATATCAAATAGACCATAAAACGGTGATAATTCATTATCTGGATTAAATTGACCATCATCATTTTCTAAAGTAATATCACAAGTACCGACTATTATCTGACCGTCAACATCGTTCTTGCCTGTGTTGATAGTTACTTGTTTAACATAATCGGTTATATCATCTGCTTCAATCACGTAGGTCATATTGATTTTTGGAACATTGCTATCATAAGTTAATGCTCCAACATATTTATAAGCACGTTGAATATACATTTCATTATTATCGCCAAAATAACCAGCGCCAGGATCAGTGCTATAGTATCCATACCATCTATTATTAGGCCATTTGAATGGGCCTGGATCGCCTTCCAATAAATCAGAATAGCAAATTATATAATAATAATCATTTTTAATTAGTGTCACATCTGAAAAATAAAAAGTCCATTTACCATCTTGTTCGTAATAATTTTGAGACGTAGCTAATAAATCACCTGAATCATTTCTTATCTCACATCTTATAGAGCGTCTAGTTGTACCGTCAAAATGACCGTAAAAAGAAACGCTAGTAAAACGTATTGAAGAACCAGAGCCTACATAACGTATTCTTGCGCCAAATTTACTATAATTGAAATAATCAAAAAGTAAATAGGCGTAGCAATCATCCGCCGAGATTTTAGTCCATGATCCACTTTCATATTTTATCGCATCTTCAATATAAGTAACGGGTGAAGAAGTATCTTTGTGTATTTTCCAATAATTTGTATCATCCTGTGCGCCAGTGCGCTCTACTGCAAAAAAGTATTCTTTATTAGCTTCTAACTCTACATAAGGAAATTCAAAAACGCCATAACCAGAACCAGTCCCTACTAATTGTGATGAAATAGCGATAACTTCTTCATTAGAATTATATAATTTACATGTTAAATAATCGGTAGGAGTCCCTTGCACAGTTCGCCATATCGCAACACCGAGGAAACGCCTTGCTCCATCAAACTCAAAGACTTGTCCATATTTTTGAATCCCGGTGGTCTTGCCTAGATCAATACTGTTAGTAACATTCCCGCAAGTTATTTCTTCAAAATATAAAATTCCAAAACTATGTTCAGAATTAGCATCAGGTTGGCGCAACGCCGCAGATTTGCCAAGACTTATTCTGTATTCAGGTAAGGTCACGACCATTTTCCTCGTCAATATACGTAATTATCTCACGAGCGAAAAGCCGTGCCTCAGAGGGATTTCCCATCATCGGGCCAGTGAAAGTAACATTATAATTTTTCGTTCCCATACCGCCCATTTTGCTAAGTGGGATAACAGCTTCGGGGCCATCTTCGCCAAATAATCCTATTGTCGGCTTTTTAACTATACCGCCCGCTTGAAATCTCGGAAAGCTTTGTTTTATTTGTGCCCTAGTTATATCTGCCAATGAGACGCCACCTGTCAAACCCATTGCCCAGGCCTGACCTCCGCTAACCGTCCCGCCAGTTGCGGCTTGTATTGCCTGTAAAGCCGAATCAGCGGCTTGAGCCATAGCGCTAGCAAGAGATGGTGCATTTTCAGTTACTCCGCTTGCTACTTCGTTGATTATATTTTTACCACTCTCCTGCAATCCAACCAACGGGCCGATTTTAGCAGGTGAGAATGGAAGCATGTCACGAAGCGATTGTAATATGCCTTTCAATGCGTCAATTGGCTTATGGGCCATTGATTTTATGCCTTCCCATAGTTGCTTGATTATATTTACGCCAGCATCCCAAAATGCACTGCCGAGTCCTTTAATCCAATCAATAGCTTTCGTCCATATTCCCTTTATAAATTCCCATCCCTTATTGAAAATATCTTTTATCCAATCCCATGCCGCCGAAAATACGCCCTTAATTGTATCCCATATTCCACCGTAAAAATCTTTCACGAAATCCCACCATTGATTAAAAATGTCAGTTAGCCAATCAAGTATTGGATCGAAAATTCCCTTGATAAATTCCCATGCCGCCTCAAAAGCTGATTTAATAGCATCCCATATACCGCCATAAAACGACTTAACAAAATCCCACCACGCCTCAAATACAGATTTAATTGTATCAAATATCATAGTATAATATCCCTGTATCCATCCCCAAGCTGTAGTAACTATGTTCTTTACAAAATCCCATGCGCCGCCGATAATATATTTAATGTATTCAATTACCATTTGAGTTTTCTCTTGTATGCCGCCCCAATTTCGAGACCACGCAAGAGCCAGCGCGACAACGGCTAGTGCAATCCCTTCAATAATCCATAGTATTGGGCCGCCTGCTACTTGCAAGGCAATGAAACTAGCCGCTGCAGACGTAAGCGCTGGTATAACAGTAGACATAATCGTAGTCCCAATAGCAGCAAGAGCCGGAACTGCTGTAGTTGCTATTGTGCCAATTCCACCGATAGCCATACCAATACCCATTAGTGGAGCGGATAACATTCCCGCTGCTTGCAATAATTCAGCATGTTCAAAAGCAAATTCTTTCATCCAATGCGCCGCTTTTTCTGTAGTAGTCATATTTTCAAGTACAACGTTTGCCATATCCTGCAGTTTACCATCGGCTGCTTCAACGTTTTGAGTCATGGCTTGTAATTGCTCATTTGTAAGCCCTAGTCCTTCTAAAAATTGTTCACGACCTTCAGCTGTCGTCATTATTTGATTGAGTTCTGTTAGGGCGGCACGCCCAGAAATACCACGTTCCTCGAGGACTTTTAGTATTGCTGCCATTTCATTGACATCAGTTCCAACTTTCTTAGCTTCAGGAGCTAATCTTGTAAGCGTTCTAAGAAATTCCTCGACACCGGCAGTTGTTTGTGTATGAACAAATCCAAGCGCTGCCATTGCCTGTTGCTCTTCGCCAGCAGCAACGCCAAAGGCTTTTAAACCCACAGCACCTTCAGCCATAGCAACGGAACTCGCACCTATTGCATCGCCTACAGTATCCCAAAACGTAGCAAACGCCTGCATATCCTCGGCAGTTTTTATACCCTGCTTCCCGGCAATAGCAAAAAGCTCTGTAACTTCTTTTAAAGGAAAAGTGGCATTAGATGTTTCAGTAGCTAAATTACGAAGCACCTCTGCATCCATATCAACAGCTATCGCAAGTTGATCAAGGCTAACATTTACATCGCGTGCCTGTCGAGCTATCGCCTCAAGCGCAACGCCAGCCGCACCGATGCCAACGGCTAATTCCTTCCAGTTATCCTTGATGAATTGTGCAGCCTGACCGCCAGCTTCACCAACCTGTTTAAACGTTGCCGAGGCATCGTCTTTAGCTGTAATAGTTACTGCTACTTTAGGGTCTGCCATTATTTCATTGCCTTTTTAAGCGCTTCCATTGCTTCGTCATAGGCGAGTAATGTAAAATTTAACTGTGCTTCTGTTAATTCGCTCATAGTATTTGTAAATGTATAACCATTCACAATCAATGAAGCGAGATTAACTCCTGTTTGTGATCTCACGAAATGGTTTCAAATCTTCGATTGACACCCCCGAGATTTCAAGGATTTTTTCAAACAGAGTATCAATGACCTTGTCAGACACTGTCATTGATTTTACTTTTTCAACTGTCATCGTTTTTTTACGGCACGATAAACCGTAGGAGAGCGTTAAGAATTTCTGCTCGTTTTGCATTTCACGAATGACATCAACGCCTATCGAAATGTTCATGTCTTTAGGCATTGATTCGCCGGGCTTTATCATGTCTGCCGTTGCTGAAGCGTTAATGGATTTCCATGGTAGGGTTTTCAATAACGCCTTTTCGCCAATAGTCAACGGCCTTACATGAAACAATCCTATTTCCGTTTCAACTGGCTCGACATGGTCAGAGCCATTGACAACCAACGATTCTAAATTTACCTCTTCCATTGCTTTCTTTCCTTTCGCTTTTATTTATGGTCTGCCAAGACAGACGCCGTAACCGTCACAAGCGATTCGCTAACCGGATCGTATTGAACCTTCAAGGATATGGCCTGAGTCATCCTTGCCCGACCACTCGGAGCGTGCACTACGCTGTTAATCAGACAGCGCGGGATGTCAATTTGAATGTCACCGAAGTCTCCAGCATCGAGAATTATTTGCGCAGCCTTGCGCGTTGGATCGTCTGTCGGGCCGGTAGCACCGCCCCAGAAATCCTCTTTAGCTTGCGTGCTCTCGAATTTCAACGTCAAGTCAACCATGATGTCGAGATTGCCTGCATAGATTTTACAGGGATAACGCGAGTTGAGACCGAGACCGCCTTCACCGTCTGCATTATTGTTTATGGTGAATGTCAACGAATCCACAAGGCAGTTTATCGCCTCTGCTGCCGATCCGTAATCTGCCCAGCCGAACGACACTTTATGAAATGGTATCGGAAACTCCTGCGGGAGGAAAAGATCATCTTCATCTTCAATGGTGCCCTTTTCATCTGCACCGCCTGTCATATCAAGCGATATTGTGGCAAGCTCGCGTTCTACGGTCATAGTTAATTGGCTCAAAGCACTACCAGCGAAGATGTGCTCATAGAGGTCTTTACCAAGCCGTACGGTTGCGCTCGACATTTCCATATCATCTGTCGCTGTGATAACGTGGACATACTCGCCATAGCTGTAATCTGCGGTGTGCGCCTCTGTTGCACCAAGACCTGTCAACGCAAACGCGCCTGTCAGATAATTGATTGTGCCGCGCTTGGTGGCTACGGTCATGTGCGAATAGTCCATGTCGTAGGATGTTGAACCAGCGAGGCCAGTAAGCGATACTATACCATTGATATAATCAATTGTGCCAGATATGCCAGAAGCGCCGTCTTCGACAATAGCGCCCGCACCGTCATCATGGGCGACAAGGCCACCGTCATCGAGTTCCCATGTTCCAGGAGTAACTCTCTGATTATCAAGCTGCTCAACTTTTGTCGTCTCGCCTACTCCAGTGGTCAAATCTTCGTCAACTACTGCGGTCAATGCTCTGAAAAACCCAGCGCCATCATCTTGAGCAACCGGAACCGCGCCAGAATCATAAACGATAATCGTATTAAAGTCGTCTGGCGTTTCATCAAGCGAACCTGAAAGATTACCGTCGCCATCGGTTGTACCGATAGACTCTCCCGTAACTGGCGTTACGCCACTTGTGTCTGTTGCCGCTTTGCTTCCGAGTGCAAGCCATAGAAAATACCATAGCGTTGAAACATCTGCCGCAAGCTCGATACTTCCCTCACTCCGGTATGCGCCAGGGATCGAGCGCCTCGGATAGCGGCCTAATCCACCTTCATAGTGTATAAATGGTTCCGCTGGCGAGTCCATACCGCCGCTAGTTATGTCGTTGTGAAATACTGGGAGTACTTTCGTACCATAAGTTGACTCCCTGCCTATACCTAAATACCTTTTGATTGGAACTGACATTATCAGCCCTCCTTCGTTGAAAGTCTTATTTCAATTTCGACACCCGATCCAAACATGGTGTCCTCGTTTTGTACTCTATCTTGAGCCGGAATCCATCCGGTTCGTACTGTATCGCTTGCATTGCCGTCCATCATACGACGAATTTCATTTTTAATCAATTCGTAACTTGCGCGCAATGCTAATAATTGACAATCGCGCCGTCCCTGTTCAATATCGTGATCGTTAGTTACAGCAACTATCGTATACCGAAGCGTCCAGGCTTCACAAACACCAGAACCGCCGTTAGGCGTTATAGGGGACGGGCTTGGGAAAATCCATATCAAAGGCGGCTTGAATCTCGACGACCGATCCTTTTGGCCAAGTATCACTTCATTAAGTGCAATACCTAAATCAGCATTTTCGATTACATTTACCATATAATCTTCAATGGCTGGTATGCGTTCATCCATTTTCACGATGTACCTACCCTGTCGAGTGCTATCTGCACAAATTCAGGTATTCGTTTTTCCGTTGTTTCAATCGCTCGATCAATAAACGGATTGCCAGGACGTGGCGGTATAGTAACCTTTTTGAAAAATACAAACTCACCGCGCCATTCAAAAGCAAGCGCTTTAGCATTAATCGGAAAAATATCATAAGCCTTAGTTATTCCAAGTTGCACAGGCCGCCAGTAAGCTGCGCCAATATGAATTTCATAAACCAAGTCGCGAACTTTTACAGGCAAATCAATCGAGCCTTTCAAAAATCCCTCATCAACTGGCGCTTCTAATTTCATCTGACGTGTAAGCTCCTGACCTGTTAAATCAAGTGCACGGTCAACAGCGTTGGGGAATTTCTTTGCTACTTCCTCAAGTTGTGACAAATCAAACTGTATAGATTTTTCGTCAACTAACAATTTCTTCATCCTCATCTGGCGGTATATAAACGCCCATGCCAATAGTGTTAGTTCTGTCGGGATTCTTACGATATAAAGTAAGCCGCTCTTTTATGTCGTCAGATAGAAATATATCTTCAACCATCCGCACGGTAAATTCACCAATTTGAACTATCGGAGATTTGCGTCGTTGAATGCTCGACATTATCAGATTAGCCACCATACGCATACAGCAGTTTTTAACTCCTCGTGGCGCATCTTCAACTGGCGTCCACGACTGGTTGCAAAATTCGTCTATCATGTCAGTGGCGTCAAGTATCCATGATGTTAAAAGGCTTTGCAACGCCGCTTCCGATCCACGCTCTAAGTCGTCTGTGCGAATACCTGTATAATTTATAACATCTTGTGCGCTGCAATATCCTTCAACTTCTTGGATAACCTCAAATGCTGAAGCTAGCATTGGATAAGGCTCAATCTCTTGGGCGTTTTTCTTAGCAAATGCTTGAACTGTTGCAATACCAAGCGCCCAATCTGTCAACGGAATATCTATCACTCGTAAGTAATCGCCATCGCCGTCTGATTCTTGCGTTATTGCCGGATCGCTTGATAGTGTAGCAGTGAATTGTAATACATCGTCTGAATCCCTGAACTCCCAAGATAAAGTTCCATCGAGGTCTGGCAGAATAACATTACCATCACCGTCATAATAACGGATTGAATAAAATCCATAATCATCAAGTCGTATTTTAGGTAACATTATCTTTCCTCCTGTATCGGGCCGCTTCGTGGTAACTGGTAATAAATAGTTGAATCAAAATCTATTGCGCCGCCCACCCATTTACTTTCGGCCTCTATTGTTCGTGCTTTCACAAATACAGCGCCTTCCGGTATAACAACATTTAGCGCTAAGAAAATTCCAGCGTTTTGAAATTCGATTATATCTGTTGTTATCTCTGGCACAATAGGCGTATTACTAGAAGTATAATATCTATAACCGATTGACTTTCCGGTGTTGGCAATTCCGAAATCAAACACAAACGCCTTTTCCTGTAAACCCAAAACGAGGAACCATTCGTCACTATCGCCGGTTCGCCAAGCGAGCCAATATGCTTCTGCTGGTTGTTCAACATAAATGTAATAAATCCCTGTATCAGCTTCAAGCTCCAATACGCTGCCTGTCCATGATCCGATAACATCGCCTGCGCTGTCAAGCCATGCCCATTGAACGGTTGAAAGGCCGCCTTTCGATTCACCGAAATTTGCTGTAAAGCCATTCGCCATTAAGAAACCTCAAACGCCATCCATTCAACTTCGACAAATCCCTGTCCGTCATTCTTGGCTTGAATAGTAATGTAGGCAACGTCTCTATCATTACCAACTGGATTATCTTCAAGCTCCATAAACATAGGATGTTCGTCAGATTCCGAAAATACATATCGTGCAAGTTCTTTATCTGCAACCATATCTTTCACAATCAATGTCCCTGTACCACCATTTTTTTTCATTATAATTCCAACGATTTTAGCATTGTAATTTAATGGATAGATACTTGAAATAAAATTACATTTTCCGATGATTTCAAAATCATCTTGATTAACTTTTTTCGTTTCTGTAATGATTGTTATATGATCTGGTGTACGTGTCGCCATTAGTTTACCACCGCCGTTATAACTATATTTAGGCCGTCTGGCTTTGGATTGTCAACGTCATCAATATCTATTGATAATAAATCTCCTGATTGAAGATTGATTATATCTGGTAAGGTAGCAATAAGATGCTCATAATCTCCAGCATTTGCCGGTATTGATGGGCGATTACCTTGCGTTGTATAAAGTGTATTTTTTATTCCATTTCGATAATAGTTAACATCAATTATTGTCTGGCCATCATTGCCAGCTAATTGTCTAACCATGCAAATCCCCTCAATTGTCGAATCGCAAGGAACTAGTCGCAAACCGTCCACATCAGAAGCAACTGATAATTGTCCTGCTATGTTAAATTCATAAGTTAATCGCGAACCTGCCGGGATAATCTTGCCTGTTACCCCGGAGCGTGTTGCGTAAGCGAATGACCGCGCATCTAAAATAGAACCGGAACCCTCAAGTACAATATCATACTGAAATGAATATCTCGAAAAACCTCCATACATTGATATATTTGCATTATCTTCAAGTCGAATTCCATAGCCGTTAAAAAACATAACAGCATCAGTAAAATTTATCTTGCCGTATGACTCAACGTGTATCCCGTCAGTATTGCCAATGATGATTAGCCTAGTAGCAACATAGTTGCCTAGACCTAAATCCGTTTGTAAAATTCCATCTGTGCAATTCGATATTATAACATTATCCGTAAGCATAATTTCAAGCGATGGGCTTTCGTATGTTGTATCACTAACTGTTGAAAATCCAAGCGCTGCGTTGGCTGTACCTGTTGATTTTACAGTTAACGCTGCGTCTGCTGGCGGAGTTCCAGCAGGCCTTATTTCAACTCGCCCATAACGATTTATGCCTTTTATGTTTGTACCTTGCGCCGTTATTGCCGCCGCTACGTCATCAGCGTCTGTTTCTGTTCCGGCAAATGTAATTGTATTCGTTATTAAATTATGATCTACAATTAAAGTATCGCCTGCACCGATTGAACCAAACTCACTTTCGATAATAGTATAACCGCTATTGGCGTTTCTTATAAAAATACCAGCGGCCTGGATATCTCCTGTAAAAATTGTAACGTTAGAAATATATCCAATTCCAATCGAAATGGTAGGCTTATCTCTATGGCTTGGATCTCCTGTAATTATAGAACCAAGCGGCGCAATTCCAATTATGCCGACATAATCAGGCAACCATACATTTTCTGCAAATGCCGATGGATGCAGACGTAACATAAATGTATTTGTAAGCGATGGCTGTTCCTCTGCCGGCAGACTTTCGATATAGGCTAAAGCGTCAGCTATCGTTTCAAACGATTCCAAATCCTTAGCGCCAGCAGCCTTATAGCCGACAAGTAATTCTCTGCCCCAGCTTGTCGGCGGCGGAACTCGATATATATTGTTACGTGCCATTAGTCAGTATTTTCTAACAAAAAGATTTTTATCTCCGTTGTGGTTCCGGCGCTTGCCTCGGCTTTAACTTGCAAATTACCGTAAGGAATCTTGCCGTTTGATGTTACGATACATACTTCAGTTGTAGCCAGCGCGTCAACACAACCGATTTGTGATAACGATAATGATGGAGTTTCACCGCCAATAGCTGATAAATCCTGTAAGTCGAATTCAGGAGTTACTCCGCTTTCAGGCGATAACAATATTTGCAAATCTCCAAGCGCGGCGTCTTCAGTGTAAATGTACAGTGAAAATGGATTGCCGTTTAAAGCATAATCAGGGAATACTGTTACCAGCGTATCAGTCAATCCAGTTGTATTTTGAGTTACGCGCTTGACCGGATCGAATATCGTACCGCCCGAAATGACTCGTGGGCCAACTACTGCAGCTGAATAAACGATAGCTGTCAAGGCTACAAATAGTATTATGGTATACAATAACTTTTTCACGTCTGCCTCCGTTTATATACAGGGGCGCAATTGAACGCCCCTGTACCTTTTTGTACTTGCACCGCTTATGCGATTATCGCAACGATGCTGGCTTCTTTTTCCTCATGCTTAACATCGAATTCGGTGTTAAGGATGAAATCCGTCCGCTTGGCTTTCGCTTCGCGCTCGCGCTCAAGCTGTACTTGGTGGAAGATTCCATACACGAGATTGTCAGGATGTCCGAGCATCGCTCGACCGCTTGGCATGTTGTTCACTACAACCAGTGGGACGCCCTTGTAAGCCAGGCCGCTCGCCATCGTTGTCTGTACGCTGTCGCCAAGCGCCGTCCCGCGACCTTTCAACAGATTGCGGTAAGCATTCTCAACTTCCCACGTTACGAAAAAGCGCCACTGGGAAGCCATCCTGAAATACGCTTTAGGCGTTGCAACGAGCATCGCCTCGAACATATCTTCGGGGTAGGTATCGCCAGCGGGGTTGTAGCTCTGCTGGTCGTAGTCATAAGTGTACTCAGTTTCTGCCGTCAAGCCAGTGAGTGAAACCTTGCCGCCTCGATAGTCAATCGTTCCAGCAATGCCGCTTGTATCATCCTGAACGATGTTACCATTGCCGTCATCATGGGCCTTCTGTGTCGGGCCTGCTACTACAAGCGTCCATGTGCCCGGCTTTATCGGTACGCCCTCTTGACCGTGATCGAGAGTTTGCGTCGTTTCAAGAGCAGCGGTCGTAAACGAATCCGAAATGTCATCGTTGGTTGAATTCTGGACGCGCCTGTTGGCCGTCTTTAGCCATCCGTCTAGAAGCGCCAGGTAGTCGTCTGAACTGTCCGTGTCGCCTTTCAGCGCCAACTCTTCCAGGTCAATGCCTGCATGTTCTGAAAACAGGTCAACCAGCGTATTCTCGAAGTCGCCGCGCTCGATAGCACGCCGCGCCGCCTTGTCGGTCAAGGATACGATACCCTGAATCTCAACTGCATCGAGCTGTACCTTCTCGTCTATCGGAGTCGCCCAGTCATCGCTATCAAGGGCGCTGCCTTCGGTATTGGGTACACGCATGACGCGACTACCAAAGCCCACACGGTCAATGTCCTGCTTCTGAGCGGTCATTATAATCTGTCGGGCTTCCGGCAATATCGAGGTTGAAATTTGCAGCATCCGCACGTATCGGTCAAACTGTGCTGGATTCAACACAATATCCGCTATTGTAGATGATGTGGTGATTCCTTTGAACGCCGCGTCAATCTTGTCGAGTAGTTCTTTAATGGTCATTGTTTCAAGTCTCCTTGTTTGTTTTGTTAATAGTTTACTAATTCAATTCAAGCCAAGCCTGAATTAAACCCTTATACGTCTGCCTAAACCATCACGCTTAATTTCAGGAATCGTCGATGGAGTTTTATCCTTGTGACCATCCTGACCTTCAAGGCCACGAGACTTTGTACTCAGGCGCTTATCAAGATCGGCAATTTTCGCCTTCATCGCCTCGATGTCGTCAGGCTTGTCGTCTTTATCCTTGCCGGATTTTTTTTCTGACAGCTCCTGATAAAATTCGAGCTTCTGTTTCAACGTGCCGATTTTATTGTCGCGCTCTTCATCGGGGTCTTGCTCGTAAAGATCAAGCAATTCCATCTTGACGCCGTTTATTTGCTCAGACAAATCAATGCCTTTATCGGCCTTGTCGTCTTTTTCTGTTTCGGTTCCATCTTCATCTTTTGCCGCTGTCTCTAATTTTTGCTCAAGCGCCTCGATGCGCTCTTTTAGAGTCGTCTCAGTTTCATCGTCGCCCTTCATCACCTCGGCAATCTCTGCCTTTACAGCGTCCTTGACGATTTGAGTAATTTCCTCTTTATTCATTTCGATGTCCTCCATTGTTTTTTGGTTTGATTTACCAGTTAGTTTATTCAATCGGGCTTTCACCCGCGAAAGTAGAGAAGGTTCTTTTGTAGCTTTTATTGCAACCCATTTCGCTTTCCATACTGCCGGATTCTCAACTATCGAGACGGTAGCCACAAGCCAATCGTCTCCGAGGTCACTTAAAAGCGTTTTGTCTTTTTTAGAGTCCTTGCTTTTTATTGCCTGCGCTTCATCGCGCCGCACTCCTGTTATCGAAAAGCCCTTGAACTTGCCGCTTAGTATTCCTTCCCAAGTTGAATCATCGTTTATCTTAGCAGACATCATCCAGGTACCTTCCGGCAATATCATATTTTCAAAGCGCTCCGCCTTGCGTAGTATCCACGATTCGACCGGGACGGCTGTTTGATTGAACGTATGGCCTACATCAACCAGTTGATATTTTTCCATAAATTCAAGCGCTACTGATTCGATTGTATCTTTGTTTACAACTTCGCCGTCTGCATCCGGTTCGCCGGGAACCAAGACGGGCGCTGTAACGATCCGCTTGGCGTTGTCTTTCAAAACGAACGGCCCGGCTAATGTGTACTTTGCTGCCCAATCTGGTATTGATTTTTCGGCAGGCCATTGACCTGTAGACTCGTGATGTAACCAAACACACAAAGCCTCCGGATTGGTTATTCCGGGCTTACCAGATAGTTCGTCAACGCATCCTTCAAAGTCACCGGCCCACGAATTATAGGTTTCGATTATTCCTTCAACTTGCTTGATACTCAAATCGGGATTTTTTAACAACGCTTCAGCAAGTAAAAAATCGTCTTTCGTTTTTAGAGCTTCTAACATAGTGCTCTCCTTATCCTTTACGCCACTTGGCCATGCGCCTGTAATCTCATAGTGCAACCATGCGCAGAATCCTTCAGGACTTGCCTTATCCTGATTGTCTGCTACGCACTCTTCAAAATCAGCATACGGGCCAAATGGCATTAGTTAGACTCCATACTAATCAATTCGCCTTCGCGAAATTGCTCTTTACTTGGCGCTATCATTCCACGAGGCAGTATAAACGGCACTACTGAGCAACGACAGTTTATCCATTCATCTATTGCGCCGTTTCTATCGCCTGGGTATTTAAGGCCGTTGCTGAATGTATCACCGACACGAATAATCTCGCCGTCAATTATGGCATGGCTTTCACGTTCACGCCCATCCATTGTTGTTGACCATTGCTGAAATTGCACGCCTCTGTCTAAGAACTGACCTTGTGTCGCCAAGCCCTGCGCTGCTTTAACCTCTGTCCGTGCAATGCGGTTTAATTCAAACTTTTTCATATCAGAAAAAACGCCGCGTAAATTTTGGGCAATAGGTTTTATTCCAATCCCTTGATTGACGCCCTGTGATATAACTCCCATAACGTCGCCCTTTAATCGCTCAAGCGTTGCTTGACTTGCAGTAAATATATTATCTCGCAATAACTGGACTACGTTACGCGGCAATGTTTTAAACTTTTCAATTTCATCTGCTATAGTCGCTGCAAATTGTGGAACCATTTTATTAAACGCCTGAGTCGCCATTGCCGGATTGCCAACGCTGCCGATAGCGCCAGGAGTTGTAATCTGTGCTTCAATCTCGGCTGCTATTTTATTAAACAAACCTCGGAGTTTCCTTTCAAGGTTGCGCTCAAGTCGCAACGCTTCGCCTTCAATATCGAGCTTAAAAACAAAGTCGCTTGTAGCTTCAAGCATTTCACTAAGCAGCGTCATCTTGTGCTTTTTCCTTTATAGCGATATTTACTAATCGACTGTGAAGGCTCTTTACTGATTCCATCATTTCGTTTGTAACTTCTGCTTCCGTTTCAATTGGCGTCCAGTTAACGTAGTGATTGTCCATCGCTGGCTCACCTTCAACTTGCTCTAATCCGAATCGTTGACCAAAATACTTTATTAGTTCATTAGGTGTCATGGCTCCACGAGCAAATAAAAAGTCGGCTATTTCCTTATCGTGCTTTTCATCGCTTGTATCTAAATCTTCAAACCAGAACTCCCACGAGGTCACACCCAAGCCTGATTGTAAAATGTCCTTATTAATTATCGTTGCAAATAAATTCTTACTGGGAGTCAAGACAGAATCTTTATAAACGTCTGTCGCATCTTCGGCAACATTACCGCCTAACGATCCTGTCTCCGCAATGCCGATTCGATATGGCGGCATTCCATGAGCCACAAGCAACTCGTCTCGATTGTCCTTGCGATAAAGTTTAAAACTGGCCTCTTTAATCTCAATAGCTAATGGCTCAAAATGAACTTCCATTTTACCTGATCCACCCTCACCTTCAGGAATTGCAAATATAAAAGGCGCATGTGGATGTTGTCTAACAATATCAAGTTGAGCTTCTATTTGTTTTATGATCGCATATTGTCCAGTTGTAATATCGTATTCTGGATCATCTTCATCCTTACCATTTTTATCAACTTTTTTACCTAAATCATAGTCGCCTGTAATGTATATCGCATAACTTGGAATGCCGAATGTTTCAAAAAATGAAAGGTTATAATCTCTTAGCGCCTGCAATCCAAGCACGGAGCCAAGCGCGGGAATAACTGACGGTAATCCATAATACACTGAACGCGGGTTGTAGTTCTTAATGAATATCAGTTCGTTGCCGCGCCGGTCTTCTGGCATTGAGCCGGCTTCGTCAAGTTCGCCGGTTTCGTAGTCAATGTCTTTATCAAGGCCAAGGCGCTTAAACCAGCGCTTTTTAATTCCAACTATCTGTGCATATTTATCGCCGCTTGAATGTACCCTGATATTATGCGCTGCAAGTTGTTTCAATAAAACTATTTCACCATCCGGCTTGAATCCCTCTCGCGCCACCTCGATTGTGCAATATCCTACAGCTTCATAATCAACCCAAGCAGCTACAAATAAATCGTCAATACTAGGATGGCCTTCAATGCCAGTCTCAAATAGATTTAAAATCTTTTCCTTTTCAGCTTGATTGCCTTCTTCTTCATCGCCGCTCGTTGGCGTCAAATCCCATCCAAGCCCGGCAACGTCTTGCGCCTTAGTATGCACACAACGCGAGTGCCAGGTATTCACTTCAAGTAGTCGAGCTAGCGCTTCAGGATTGTAAAGCGGTTCAACTAAACGATCTACTGTATAACTGGCAATAAACCTGTCATCAGGCATTGCCCGGCTATCACTTTTAGTTGCGAATGCTGACAAGGCGTCTCGATGAACTACCTTGCCGCTCTTAGTCGCTATGAATATCGGTTCGCGTGACATTGTATTCTATATCGCTGATTTCTTTTTGCGCGGTTTATATGTTCGCTTCTTTTTAGGCTTTTCTAGTTCTGGCTCTGGCTTTGGCTTTGATTTCGCTTCGACTTTAGTTGCAACTATACCCGCCTTATTTAAGCAAATCTGATAAGCTGTTATTTCGCTCACGCTTTTTAATTTACTGACTAACTTTACAGCTTCGATGAGCACGCATTCAGCTGGCGTTTTATCCGACTTGCCTTTCAATTCGTTCCATGCTTCCATTTTATAACTCCTTGTTTATTGTGCCATAAACAAATGGCTGTGGTCGTTTATTGCGTATCAGCATCTCAATCCCATAGCCAAGCATATCAACCGTATCATCATGCGCTGCGCTAGGAAATGTAACGCATTCATCATATACGATCTGCTGGTCAGGATGAATGCCACCGTTTGAGCCGTGAAGATAAACGCGGCCATTTTCGATATGGACGCCTGCCCGTTCTGCTCGCCAATGCTTATTTTTTTCGGCAGTCAACGCCTTGATTGGAAAACGTGAGCCGCGCTTCATTGTCTGGGGAACGGCTTGTTGATAGGCTGTTGATTCAATTCCAATAGTAGGAGTTAGATTGAATTGCGCTGCTGCTCTATCTGCCACTGCCTCGATGCGTTTTAATGTCGAGGGAAAATCAAGTTGTTCCCGCACAACAGAAATGCAATATATATTACCTTGTTGGTCTGAGCCGAATAAACCAATCGCTGTATAGTCTGCTCCTTTTTTCGTGCTGATGGCCAGGTCAACTGCTATGGCAAGCCGCTGTATTTTCGGCAGCTCATGCCAATAGTTAAACCAATCACCTTTTATAACCGCGTCTTCCGGCGATACGGTGACAAGCTCGAATCCACGAGCAAAGGCCATGCTACCAATATCGTCTCGCTTGGCTTTTAGCGCTTCACTATTCCAGCGCTCCGGCCATACCGGATTGAATCCTTGAACTGCAAACTTTAATTCAGGCCATCCCGTCTGAATCCTAGAGTGAGCTATATCACGCTCATGCCAGGGAGTACAAAGCAGATAAGCCCGGCCTTCAGGTGGTAAGAGATTCAACCATACGTTATCAATCTTATCTACGTTACGCCGGCGCACCGCTTCGGAGTAAACTACCTCTTCGTCGTCAGGATCATCGAAAAATATAATATCAGCCCGACCACCTGTAGCCAGCGATTTAATACCGTAGCATTCAAGCGTCCCGTCCGGCGATATGACGTTACGTTTGACAATCAGCTTTGAGTCCGTCCAGATATTACCTTTCTTTATGTTAGGAAAAATACTCTGATATAGCGGGGTTTCAATCAAGCGCCGGATAGCGCCGCCTCTGGCAGTGGCGATGTTGTCGCTTGACGAAACGATCTTGATTCGTTTGTTAGGATTCTTGCCAATCTCCCAGGCTACACGGCCTATCATTTGAGTGGTCTTGCCGTGCTCACGCGGGAACAACACAACGCCTCGATTGTTGTTAGTTATAAAACGCTGCATCGCCAGGTGGATGTCGCCCTGAATTATCGCTTTATTGTTTTCGTCTGTTATGGCATTTTCAATAAAGGCGGATGAATCGCGCTGCGATTCGGAGAGGATAAACGCCTCGAGGGTCTGGCGTTCGTCTATGGCGTAATTAGTAGCCATCTTACTTTTTACACTTTCGCTCCAACAGGCGCTTGGCTCGCTCTGTCAATTCATCGTTTGACAATTCAAGTTTAGTTGTGACCTCGCCTTCAAGTTGGAGGCGGGCAATATGGCCGT